TATAAAAATATTTTTCACGTTAATATATACATAACCAATAAGAAAAAAAATGAAACATATACAAAAAGAAAAATTACCTGTAATTAATAATAAAACACAAATAATAGATACCGATATATTTGATAATGTTGTAATAAATGAACTATTGGAAAAATATAAACATAGAACTGTTATAAATTCAAAATATATTTTTGAAAAAAAAATAGGTAGTGGCAGCTTTGGAACTATATATAGAGGAAAAAATATTATTTCAAATGAGAAAGTAGCTATTAAATTTGAAGCAACAACTGCAAATACATTAACTCTATTATGGGAATCAAAATTATTAAATTATTTGTCGGGTGTAATGGGTGTTCCAAAATTGCGATACTTTGGCACAGAAGCTAATAAAAATATAATTGTAATGGATTTATATTCGCATAATTTGTATGAAGAAATAAAAAAAATAAAAAGTAACAATACTGATATTATTGTTGAAAAAACTGAAAAAACCGAAATAGATGAATCAAATTCAGACTCTGATTTAAGTAATAGAAACAATACACCTGAAAGTGATTCATTAAATGATAAAATAAATAAATATATTGTTGAATCAACAATGCATAACTTAAATCCGAATTATATAGAAATGAATCAATCAAATAAAATAGTTGAAGATAACGAATCGAATGAAAAAAATAAACCATTAACACCATTAACACCATTAAAACCATTAACAATGTATGAAGATATTATACATGAATATTATTATAAACTTGAAAATGTTAAAAAAAACATATTAAATATCAAATGTAAACTGTTTGATAATCTAAGTGAGGAGGTTAAAAATAATGATATCATAAGTCAGTTAAATAAAGAGTTGGAAGTTTTGAATAATGTTGAAAAAGATATATATAAAGATATAAATAATATTAAATCTAAAATTATAAATCATACTTCTAGTGATGTAAATAATGTAAATAACGTAAATAATATTTTAAAGAATAATGAATATTCTGCGGATATAAATACAACTAGCGAAATTTTTGAAGAAAATATAGTTGTGTCTCTCGACAATAATATTCATAAAAATAAAAATAATATTATTGTAAAAGAAATTACAAAATATTGTATTATGATTTTACAAGTTATTAATAAAATACATGATATTGGTATAGTGCATCGTGATATTAAACCTGAAAATTTTATGATAGGTTTATCTAATACAGTAGATGGAGGTATAGAAAAAAAATTATATATTATAGACTTTGGTATTTCATCATTTTATATAAAGAATGATAAACATATTATAAATAATAAAGGTGGTGTGGTTGGGACACCATTATTCATGAGTAGACATATTCACGAGGAAAATACCTATTCACGTCGTGATGATATAATTTCAATATTATATGTTATTATTTATTTAATAAAAGATACACTACCATGGAATGGATATAATTTAGCAGCATATGATAAAAAAGTAATAACTACATCTGAAGAATTATGTGCAGGAATACCACATATTTTTCAAAAATTGTTAGATTATGCTTATAGTTTAAATTTTGAAGAAAAACCCGATTATTCATATATGATACGACAGTGTAAAATGTTAATTAAAACATTATAAGATTTGAATATAAGATTTGAAATATAATATAATAAATAAATTCAAAATATACTTAAAGCCACCACATATATTATAGTATCGACACATAATAATGAGTTCTGAGAGTTCTTCTGTTACATCTGCCCCTGTTCGTCTTACTGGGCGCGTGAAGTGGTTCAATAACAAGACAGGTTTTGGGTTTATTTCGGTTGTTGGCGGTGACGACCAGTTCAAAGATGCTAGCGAGATCTTTGTTCACCACTCAGCGGTTACTGTAAGTCAGGAGCAATACCGTTATTTGGTAGAAGGTGAGTATGTGGAGTTTGTAGTAGTGAGCACCGATTCTGGAACTCATAAGTTTCAGGCTGGGGATGTTCGCGGTGTAAAGGGAGGCAAGTTGTTTTGCGAGACACGTCATGAGCATCGTGCATCGCAGGAGAATAATGCAAGTGGCGAGAAGAGTGAGAGGGGTAGGACTCAATTGCGCGGTGGTGGCGGCGGTGTTCGTGGTGGGCGTGGAGGTTATAACGGGGGTGGTGGCGCTGAACGCGGTGCAGGACGCAGTGGTTATAACGGTGGTGGTGAGCGCAGCAGTGGACGTGGAGGTCATAGTAGTCGTGGTGGCAGTGGCAGTCGTGGCGAGTGGATGCTGGTTCGTCAAAGTCATCAGGAACATAATGACTCGCATAGTTCAGAACGCAATCATAGGGAAGGACAGTCTGCTGAGAAGCGTCCTACCTTTGTTCGCGCTGCATCGACTACACAGTCTTCCGCAGTGGCAGTAACCGCTGATGAACCTGAAACACCTCGTTCAGCTCCGGCAAAGAAGCCTCGTCAATCTAAGCCAACCGCTTAAATAATTTCCGCCAATGCCAATGCCAATCCAAAAATCTAAAATCCCAAAAAATATATACATATAAAAGCTATTAATTTGTTATTATCATAAATATAACAAATTAATTCATTGTTTACTATTACTATCTTTATTTTTTTTTAGTTAAAGACTGTCTTCTAAGTTTTTGTTTTTTTGATAAATATTTACTTCTTTTTATAAGGGAATATTTTTGTCCAGGAAATCTTAAAAGACGTGGATGCTTTTTGCATGTAAAATTACTATGACGAATACCTTTGCGACGAAATATAGTATCGTTACAAATAGCAATAGCACGTGATTCGTTTTCATCATTAGAATCAGTATTAGATTCTATATTGTCGTCATCATTATTTTTAACCTTTTTAATACACTTACATAATTTTTCCGCGAGTATTTTTTCGGCTTTATTTTTTATTTGTTTAGATGTATCGGAAGAATTAATGGGTATATTATAATAATTTAAAATTTTTATGTAGTCATTTTTTTTTAAAACACCCATCAATAATTACAGTTATATTAAAGTTATATTAAAATTAGATAATATTTTTAATATAACTTTAATATAACTTTTTATATAAAAATATATATAAAAATATATATAAAAATATATATAAAAATATATATTTTTAAATGCCTAAATTAATAAAAAACATAAAAAAAAAAGTTGTTGTTTTTGATTTAGATGAAACTCTTGGATATTTCGGTGAGTTTGGCAGATTTTGTATATTATTAGACGAATATTATAAAAATGACGATAAAGCATATAGTATATTTAATCAGCTAATGGATTTATATCCTGAGTTCATTAGACCTAATATGCTTAGTGTTTTAAAATTTTTATTACAAAAAAAGAAAGAAAATAAATGTCAAGCGATTATGATTTATACAAACAATAATGGAGAAAGAAAATGGGTTGAACATATTAAGGGTTATTTTGAGCATAAATTAAATTCAAAAATATTTGACCAGATTATATCTGCTTTTAAAATAAATGGTGTAATTATAGAAATAAATAGAACAAGTCATGATAAATGTATCGATGATTTTTTCAGATGCACTAAACTACCGTCGGAAATAGAAATATGTTTTGTCGATGATATATTTCATCCAAAAATGGGACATGATAATGTATATTACATCCACGTAAAAGAATACAAATATATTTTACCATCAGATGAATTAATAAATAGATTTTTAAATTCACCTCTTTCAAATGATATAGAAAGTAAAGAAGATTTCAGAAAATTTTCAAAATCAAGACTAAAATATAATGTATTAGAAAAAAGCACACATGAGCATGATATAGATGTTATTGTTAGTAAAAAAATGTTAGAACATATAAAAGAATTTTTTAATAAAGATGAACCGAAATTAGAATACAAAGATTTTAAGCATCTATCTAAATCATTCAAAAAGCATACAAAATATGGTGGTGGTGGTGGTAATAATAAAACACTTAAAAAAAATAAATTTTACCATACATAGTTTAAAACTAAAACCATGAAATAGTTGAATAACATTACATACTTTCTCTAAGTTTCGATGCAACTACAATCTCAAGTGCACGCTGATGCTTCTTAGTCTTTTTGTGACTGTTCATATTAAATAACTGAACATCGCATCCACATTCGCAAATGATCTTTGTTTTCGCTTTCTCTAGAATTTCATCCCTCCTTTTTTGGTAATAATCCTTATTATAATTTTTAATTTTATCTCCTTGTTCTTTATTGTATTTCTTCTGATATTCTAATTTTCTCTCCCTATTTTTGTAGTAGTATCCACTCTTTCTTTCACCTCCTTCTGCACTTGCATCGTTCTCATCACTATCACCACCAACATCAACATCAACATGAGATGAATCATCAATCACCGGTAATTCTCTCTTTTCTTTTTTGTGCGTATCTATTGAAATTGTATTATTTATAATGTTGATGTTGTTGTCATTGTTATTGTTGTTCGCATCGTTGTTCACATCATCGTTTGCATTTTTGATAGAAGCAAACAAATTGATTCGCATATGCTTCACTTTGACAGATTTGACAGATTTGACAGAATTGGTAGATACAGATGCCATCTCAACAATGATGTGTTATTTAGGTTCTGTATACAATTAATATGCATAATTTCGTTTCAATTTTTTATGTCTTGAAATACATAATTTCAATATAAAACTGTTACAGTTTAGTATAAGACCTGCAACAGAATTTGTCAAGTTTTCCTAAAAATATCGCATTCGTTTCTTTATGTCTCGTCATTACTTCATCGGTAAGTGTAACATCTGTAACAAGAATCTTTTTTTTACCTTGCAACCAATATGTATATGGAGGACTTTTTATAGTTGTTCTATTAGCGTTAGCGTTAGCGTTAGTGTTAGCGTTAGCGTTAGCAATATTCATTCTAATTTTATGCTCTGTTTGATTTCCCATTCTGGATGCTTGAACTTCTTCAGAAAACCACCCATAGTATCGGATTTCATCACATCTTTTAACAATAAAACTATCGGCAATTTGTTGTTGTGTTTCTAAGACTTTATCTAAAAGACTACGTGCATTATCGATTTCAGACATAGATGTATACGTATACATAGACATAGGCAAAATAATATACAATTGTTTTTCGTAATATATTTATTTCTATTATTCATAAATTATTTTCAATTTTATTTTAAATTAAAAATTAAAAATAATTCTAAATATGCGACTATCTACATACATCACCTCACCTCATCTCACCTCATCTCACTTCATCTATGATAACGTCTCTTTGTGTTTCTACGTGATGTGGACTTACGATGTTTATGCGATTTATGTATCATGCGTCTTCGCCGCGTGCGTCTACGGGTTCGACTTCGTATTCGTCTTCCACCACCACCACCTACCATGCTTTCACCTTTAATAGGCGATTTATTAGGTGATTTATTTTTTGGCTCATTGTCTGATAGTATAACTAAATTATTACCCGGACTTCCGCCCTTTTTCTTTAATATCCATTTTTTCATATCTTCATAACTACGATCGCCGCTATATGATTCAGGTTTATCGGGATTTTTTGGATTAAAATATAGTATTGTAGGGAACCCCGATACAGATGGTTTCAAACCATGTTTATTAAAAATATCCATACCACCACTTTCAACAGCACCCAATATAATTTCATGTTTATGTTTTTCTTTAAGTTCATTTATTAATTTATTCCATGCTGGTTTCATTGTAACACAGTGTCCACATCCATTCATATAAAATAATACAACACCATGCTTCTTTTTTAATTCCATAACTTCGCTCTCTGTTAGTATTTTAGGTTCATCGGGACTTTCTAACATTTTATATAATTAAACAATATTATTTATTATACAAATAGTATTATACAAATAGTATTATACAAATAGTATCGTTAAATATATAAATACAATAATATTTTTATAATAAAATAATATATAAATGGCGTTAAAAAATTTATCAATCATTGTTTTATTTATAATGGTTACATATTTTGTATTAAATTATACAACAGCTGATTTTAAAGAAGCATTAACAATGCCTGCTGCAGATTCAAATTGTCCGAACGTATTGATTCAAAAAGGAGCACAGCTTTATTTGTATAATTCGAAAAAAAAAGAAATTCCCGGCGTGAATCCTATAGTATTTAATAATTTAGAAGAATATGTAGAATTTGTCGAATTCCAACGCGCTTCAGGAACCATATGCCCGGTATTGTATCTCCAAAATTCTATGGACACACAAGGTTCCGAATCTTATAAAATACGACCAGGACCTACAAATTTACAAGGAGGATTAAGTGGCGTTCCCGCTTCCGCATTCCCATATTCGCCACCACCACGAAAACAAATCACCAAATTACTCGATGCATCACATGGGGATCCACCCTATAACGTAAATTCATATCCTGGATATGATAATTCTAATGTTGACCAAGGCGAATTTACACCTGATATGATGCGCGATTATATAACCGAGTCGACTGGATTAAGTCCAAACCCTATGGACTCAAATTGGGGAGGTTCAGATTTTACACAAACACTAGTTGATGCAGGGTATTACAATCCAGATGAAGTATTATTTTACTCGTAATTATTTTATTTTATTTTATTTATTCAATAAAAATTTCTTAATATTATCCACACAATTTTTATTAATTTTACGCATATTACCTGATTCCGTCTTTATCATAAATGTATTTAAACATTCAGGTTCCTTTTCAAGTTGATATAAGAGATTTTGTATTGTCTTATATTCACCCATGATCTGTGTAGCTGTTTTTGAATTTATAGTCGGTATACACGACAACATGATTATATTTATATTTTCAGGAGTTATATATTCATTTTTTTCTTTATGACCCTTAAACGCATCACAATATTTTTCACTTTCATACTTCTCCTTCTCCTTTTCCTTCTCTTTTTCATTCTCCTTTTCTTTTTCATTCTCTTTCTCTTTATCTTTTTTAACACAACTATTATGTTCATCTTCTTCTTCACAATCTTTAACACTATGATCATCATCATCATCATTTTGTGATTTAAGTTCATAATAAGGTTTACGCGTTTTATCACTTATACACGTTTTATCATACTTGTCTGCAAAAAATACAATTGTATCCGCTGTTTCAAAAATTGTATTTGTTCTTATTACTGAAAAACCTTTATAGTATAACAATGAAAACATACTACTCGTAAGTGTTTTTTTAGAAATATGTGTCTTTTTTTCGTTATATCGTTCAATATCTCCTTCAATAATATATATAATATTATGATTATGTATCGCTTCTTTATCTAGTCGAAAAGATTGTTCATTATATCTACCGTCTTTAATACTCGCAGCCAAATCATTCAATGTTTTTCTTTCAAAGATAAGAATAGGACTTCCTGAATCATTTTCGAATACAATATCTCCAATATGAAGTTGTTCTATTTTCATTTTATGTATTTTCCTATTTTCTCTCCCATCTACTGCTTCTCTCCCATCTACTGCTTCTCTTACTTCTCTTGTATTTATGTCTGTAGATAATACTTCGTTACATACATCTACTTCCTGAAACATATGAAGTGGAACTAGGCATCCATTTTTAATATTTTTTTTTGCTATAGTTGTAGGTGTGGTGGTAGTTGCGTTTATAGAAGTTTCTAAAGCGTATGCTTCTAATCTTCTTTCAATTAAAGGTATTAAATCTTTTTCACGATTGTCTACTTTTATTATCATACCTAGGCTAGATAGATAGATGGGATATAGATATGTATTACTTTGTCTGTATACAATATACATACGCAATTTTTATATTGTTTATCAAAATTATAAATATGAATTATAGTAGCAATTCATATTTACATAGATATGATACTCCGATGTCTTAATATATACTGTATTGGTTTATAAATGTATAATTACAACCTAGGACCAGCATGACGAGGAGCATTATAGTATTGTCTAAAATTAAATAAAAAGTCTTTATTCAAAGCGGGAACTGCGATATGAGTTCTTTGACCAAACGAAACCATAAATCCGGTTCCACTAGGCTGTGCTCCACCTTTTTTCATTCCACCACCATTATTCGTATTGGTATACATACCATCGGTTGAACCAGGACCGCTAAACAAAACACGACGAGCGGTAGCGGAACGCCCGTTATGACTTCTTGGACCGTTTTTTTGAGGCATTAGATTAATTCTATATAATCTTGTAATATTAAATTTAAAGATTATATAATGTCAAAATATATGATTAAAAAATGTGGCATATAAAAATATCAAATAAAATTTAAAACTTAAAACTTAAAATTTTAAATAAAAGTCTGACGACCACCACCGAACAGTCTACCAATACCAGGCATATGCTGCATTCTTCCTATACCACCGGCACCTTTGTTACCGTTGAGCAGACCTTTCGCTTTCAAATAAGCAAACCCATCTTTGCATCCAGGAGGAAGACAATAGTTGCAATAACTGGTTTCCTTCTGATATACGCTTACAATGCTTGCAGGAACACCGATAGTAGGAGGCATTCCAGCCATACTTCCAAAAATACATCCTTTATTAGTAAGAGATCTTATTGCCGAAACCCTTTTAGGACCACTTAAAACCATTTTCTATGTTTTATATATATGCTAAATATAAAAATATAAAACAAAATAAATAAAAATATAAGATTATATATTATTTTTATTGTTTTGTTTATTACTTATAAAGTAAAGTAAATAATTGAAATCATTTAAAGATAAAATTATAAATAATAGTAAGATTTAATAAAAACAACAATCATAACCTCTAAATATCCACCATGTCAACCACCACAAAAAAAACAAGTGAATCAAATTCACCTATTTCTTCTCCTAAATTAAATACATCCGGACAAGGAAAAAATATATTAAATGATATGGATATTATTCAATGTGATGATGGATATATATTTAATCCATACAATCACGAAAATAGAGAGATTACATTGAACGAAGTTCAATCTATTCTTTCATCCTATGGTATTCCTACAACACTTAATAATTACGAGCTATATCGCCGGGCTTTCATTCATGCATCATATACAAAACGCCCTCAGTTAGAAAATGCACGAGAGAATATTAAAATTATGCCTCAACCTGCTAATTGTATGCCCCTTAAAACAAAATCAAATGAACGTCTTGAATTTCTCGGCGACGGAGTTCTTGAATGTGTTACAAAATATTACCTATATCGTAGATTTCCTAAAGAGAATGAGGGATTCATGACCGAAAAAAAAATAGCAATCGTAAAAAATGAATCTATTGGTAAATTGGCTTACGATATGGGACTACATAAATGGTTTATTATTTCGAAACATGCAGAGGAAAAACATACACGAACAAATCTTAAAAAACTAGGATGTCTATTCGAGGCATTTATCGGCGCATTGTTTCTAGATTTCAATAAAATTACTGTGCATGATGAAGGCAAATGGTTCGAAAACGTATTTGTTACTGGGCCAGGGTTTCAGATGGCACAGAAATTCATAGAAGCTGTTTTTGAAAGACATATTGACTGGGTATCATTGATTAAGAATGACGATAATTATAAAAATATTTTGCAAGTAAAAATACAGAAGGAATTTAAAACTACGCCCGATTATTTAGAAATACAGCATGATATGGATATGGGTTATACTATGGGTGTTTACCTATGTTTGGGAAAAGAAATATATCAAGTTGATTATAAAAATGCTCTAAATTACAGAGAACTAAAATCATTTACAAAAATTCGCGAAATATATGAAGATAAAGGACACGTTTTAGTTCATTTTGCATCAGGGACACACAAAATTAAAAAAAAAGCAGAACAATTTGCTTGCGAATTTGCACTTCAAAATATGTAATCAAATTCAATCGATACAAAGCATAGAAAGCATGCGAACCATAATAAATATTTTTATTTTTATTATTGTTCTATATAATACTTGTTAATAGTTGTTAATAGTTGTTAATAGTTGTATATAATAAATATTTGTATAAATATATTATAATGGCAGATCAAGAATATCAAAAAATAGAATCACAAATAAAAGATTTAAAAGCCCGATTGGTAGAATCTAAAGATGATCCACAACAACAACGAGAAATTCAAGGTTCATTAAGAAGATTAGAAAATATTGCTCATTCTTATGCTGAACGTTCATCCATGTCCGTTTCTTCATCTGCTGCACCTGCATCAGCATCTCATGCTGTTGTTAATGACCCATATATCCAATCAGAACAGGAAGGGGAAGGCGAAGGGGAAGAAAATATTGCAGAGTCATCAGCAAGATTAGTATCTGAAAAGGCAAAATTAGAAAGAACCGAATTATCTGAACGTGCAAGAGAAAATTTACTACAAATGTCGCAGGCTCCAGATGTAGGACCTCATATCCTTCCAAGTGGGAAACCAGGAGTCGATTATGCCCAACAAACTATGATTCATGCACTTCAAACAAATTTAGCACCTGCTTTTATTTTAGAAAGATTAGAAGCAAAACCCATCCCTGCTACACAATCGAATCCTGATCCTGATCCTACCAAAGACGTTAATCCCTTAAAACCTAAACCACAAGCTAGGCAAAAAATAAAAATTACTTTTCCTAAACATATTGAAACTCCACCTGGTATTGCCAAAGGTGAAGGTGAAGGCGCCGAAGCACAAATATCCAAAGTTCAAGTTCACGTTGATGTTATAGATAGGCGTCCCGAAAAAAGATTAGTTCGTGTTGATATTTTAGAAAGACTTCGCGGAGTTTTACATGTTCATGAGCCAAAAGCTACTGAAATTACACAAAGCGAGCGAAGCAAATTAACACCTAAAAAGGGTTCGCTTTTACCAGGACTAGTGTCTATATCCGCTGCAGCTGCAGAAGCAGATACTTCTTTACTTATGCGGCAAATTATTATTATACGAAAATTACCGCGCCATATACATCTGGTTGAAGATGTTTCACTTTTTATGAGCGCTGACAAGGATGTGTCTGTGGCTGTAAAAGAACCAGCAGCACTGGGTATGGGTGCATTAGCACCATCTTCATCTAAACGTCTAACCGAAAAACCAATATGGGGGTTAATATCGGAAGAAATAGAACGAATGGAAATAAAAGGCGAGATTGTTACAAATCGTCTACCACGGCGTCCTCTACCTAGTATATCAGCTTCGCATTATTATATGACAAATCGTCAAAAATTCGTCAATTTTATTAATGAACTTTTTTTAACATACCATGATGAAATTGCGAGCCAAAAAGAGCAAATTTCGTGTGATCCCGCTGCGAATGCCGAATTCTCTCTTTTAACACACCAAAAAATAGTTAGAGAATATTTGAATATATATACCCCTTATCGTGGACTGTTGTTATACCATGGTTTGGGAAGTGGTAAAACATGTTCTTCAATTGCGATAGCGGAAGGATTAAAAACATATAAAAATGTTATTGTAATGACACCTGCATCTTTGCGCCGAAATTATATAGAAGAGATGAAAAAATGCGGGGATGATATTTATAAGAAGAATCAATTTTGGGAATTTATTCCTATCACGAGTAAAGCGGATCCAATGATTCAAACATTAGCCACTATTTTACAATTAAAAGAAAAATTTATTATTGAAAAACGTGGAGCATGGTTAGTAAATGTAAAAAAACCTTCCAATTATGTTGGGTTAAACGCAGATGAAAAAGAAAGCCTTGATAAACAAATAGAACAAATGATAGATGCAAAATATACATTCCTTAATTACAATGGTATGCGCATGAGTCATTTAAAAACATTATCGTCCGATTTTACACAGAATCCGTTTTCAAATCATGTAGTTATTATAGATGAAGCACATAATTTTATTAGTCGTATCGTGAATAAATTAAAACGTCCTACATCAATGTCAATGAGACTATATGATATGTTAATGACGGCCGAAAATGTTAAAATTATTCTTCTTACAGGCACACCCGTTATTAATTATCCGAACGAAATTGCGATTATTTTTAATATCTTGCGCGGTTATATAAAAACATGGAAAATCCCACTTCAGATTGCATCGCAATCAAAAATAGATAAAAAAGCACTCACGAAGATATTTGAAGGGATAAATACGCTCGACTATATGGATTATAATGATAGTTCCCATGTTTTAACAGTTACACGAAATCCGTTCGGGTTCTTAAATGTAGACGATAAAGGGCAGTATAACGGAGTATTGCGAGTATCACCCGAAGGCGAAACGCCTAATATGACAGATACCGATTTTGAACGTCTTATTCTTGGTATATTAAAAGGACGCGATATAAATGTAACACCGGGAAGTATTACTATTGAAACGTTTAAAGCTTTGCCTGATTCTCTCGATGCTTTCCGTTCTTATTTTATTAATTCGGAAACAGGACAAGTTAAAAATATAAATATGTTTCAACGTCGTATATTAGGGCTCACATCGTATTTTAGAAGCGCACAAGAACAGCTTATGCCTAAATACGATAAAGATATGGATTTTCGTGTTGTTGAAGTGCCCATGAGCGATCATCAGTTTGCAGCATATGAACAGGCGCGCGCTGCTGAACGAAAATTAGAGAAGAAAGCCAAATCTAAAAAACGCCCTGGAGCAAAAGCATCGGGTGCGGCAGGTGCAGGAGGAGGCGGAGGCGACGATATTTATGAAGATGCTGTTTCAACTTATCGTATTTTTTCGCGCCTTTTTTGTAATTTTGTATTTCCTACAGAAATAGGACGCCCTTTACCGAAAGAAGATGAAGATGTTGAAGGCGCGATTCGTGAAGGTGCGAATGAAGAAGATGTAGATGCAATAAAAGCAAGCGAACGGTTAGAAAATCCAAACGGAGAACATACTACAGATGAAATAGAAGAATTGGCACAAGAAATAACGAAAAAGGTAGATACGACATATGATAAACGAATTATTGCTTCTCTTGCTCGTCTTAAAAGCGGGATGATGAAATTTTTGACAAAACCACCCCAAGGTGAATTGCATATATATAGTCCTAAATTTTTAACAATGTTGGAGAATATTCAAGAACCGCGTCATCAAGGATTAAATCTTGTATATAGTCAGTTTCGCACATTAGAAGGTATCGGGATTTTTTCGCTCGTTCTTGAAGCAAACGGATTTGCACGTTTTAAAATTCGTAAAAATGATTCAGATAATTGGATATGCGATATTAATGAAGCCGATCAAGGGAAGCCGATGTTTGCACTATATACAGGCACAGAGAGCGATGAGGAGCGTGAGATTATTCGAAATGTTTTTAATAGCACATGGGACTATATTCCTGTTTCTATTAAAGAACAATTAGTTCCTAAATCTTCAAACAATTTTATGGGTGAAATTATAAAAGTTCTTATGATTACAGCATCAGGTGCTGAAGGTATTAGTTTGCGAAATGTCCGGTATGTTCATATTATGGAACCTTATTGGCATCCTGTAAGAATAGAGCAAGTAATTGGGAGGGCTAGACGTATTTGCAGTCATAACGATTTGAAAGACGAGAAACTTCGAACAGTTAGTGTCATGTTATACGTAATGAGTTTCACACCAAAACAAATGAGCGAGGATTCGTCGCTTGAGCTTAGATTAAACGATGTTAGTAAACGAGACTCTAAGAAGCCGATAACAACGGATCAATCTTTATTTGAAATATCAACAATTAAGGAAGAAATTAATCGACAGCTACTTATGGCTGTAAAAGAATCATCTATTGATTGTTCAATACACCGAAATGTCGCATCAAAAGAGAAATTAAAATGTTTCACATTTGGGGTAGTAAATTCAAACAAATTTTCATTTGCACCATCTATTGATAGTGAAGAATCTGATGCATCTATGGCGCAAAACACGAAAGAAACCGAACTTAAATTGGTGAAAATTACATTGACGATTGGTGGCGTTAAAGGAGATTATGCATTTGATAAGAAAACAAGTATTGTATATGACTATAGTAGCTACCTTGCAGCTAGAGAAATGGGAGGTGAACCATTAGTTGTTGGTAAAATAGTAGAAAAAGAAGGCGCAAAATCATTTGTTAAGATGAGTGCTGCGATGGCTACATCATCTGCACATGTAGCATCAACACCAGCCGCAGCTGCTAAACCCAAAAAGAGTGATAAACCTTCTATTAGTGTAGGTGAAAAAGAATCTGAATCTAAAAAAGAAGTGGGAGCAGCAGCAGCAGCAGCATCAGCAACAGCAGCAGAAGCGAAAGCCCCAACTGCACCCGTCGCAACGAAAGCAAGTAAGATTTCAATAAATGTTTCTTCTGCGTCTGCGCCTCCAGCTCCCTCTGCCTCCGCTAAACCTGAAGTAAAAGACAAGTAATTAAACTAGAGACGTAAGAGAAGCGTGAGATTAATCGAAAATCGTTTTATATAATTAGTATATCAAATTCTTACTAATTATAAATATATTCGTGTATTATTCGTGTATTATTCGTTTAATAACTTTTGTTGATGTTGTGATTTAAGTTGTAATTGAAGTAATTCTAATATTTTTTCCTGTGTATTTTTGATATTTTCCATATCATTTTGTATTATATTTATCCGTTCATCTAATTTAGCATAATCTCTCGCTTCTCTTACATCTCTAGTTTTTTCATTTATGAAAAGATGCATACCTGAAGATGAATCATCGTCGTCATCATCTATAGAATCTCTATTATTGTATTCTGTCATAAAATTATCCAATGGTATTTGCATCGATGGATGAATATTACTAGTATTATCGTTATTGTCTGTATTGTCTGTATTATCATCTGTTGGTATGGTCTTACGTTTTAATTTTGAAAGAAATGATAATGGTTGACTGGTTAAAGTGTTATCATTACCATTACCGGAATCTTTATCTTGTAAATCTGTATTATAAACGAATTCACTATTGTCTCTTTCATTAAATGATACATTTTTCTTCTGTGCTAATACGGGAGAAACTGGCGCAGGTGTAGGCATAGGTGTAGGCATAGGTGTAGATGTAGCGACGGGGGTTTGATTTTGTTCACGTGGACGTTTTATATCTTGGGAGCGTTTTATTGCGATGGAAGCATTGAGTGCATTGGCTACAGGATCATTCGAACCAGAGATCCACTCTTCGGCATTTTTAGATTTATCTATAGTTGTATTCATTGTCAAATGTTCTAATTCTTGTTGTCGCGACGATAAAGCGTGTGCGATTAATCGCTCCATTTCATCACTTGCAAGTTTATTATCGTTTAGTTTATTATCAGAAAAATCAATATGTTCAGGCTTCTTTGTATTCAACATTGTATCCATCTCTTCCTGTTTTTCCTTTAGTCGCACTTCTATTTCAGACATACGATGCTTTTGTAAATCATCTGCACGATATATTTCCTCTATTTTCGGTTTTTTACCCATAGAAGAAGAAGACGCTAATGCTATCCTCTGTGGATCCATATTTACAGACGATTCAGATTGCATACGCGGCGGAAGTGGTTGATGTTGAGCATGGGGTTGGGGTTGTGATTGAGGTTGTGCAGGAGATTGCAGTGGACGATGCTTAAATTTTCCAAGCTCGGTAATCATTTTTTTAATTACTGCTTTATTACTATTGATTATCATATCTGATGCTTTTTTATCATAATCTTCATCACCTTCGTCATTTTTATCAAAAAAAATATCAAATTCAGGTTTCATTGATAAAATAGATGATTCAAATATCTGCTTTACATTTTCAAATCTATTGTTTGGAATATCGTTGAAAATTCCTCCTTCTTGTAAAAGCCCCCATATAATACTTTTATTATCTATTTTTATAAAATCTGTAAATGACATTGTGTAAATGGATATACTATAATTTATATTCTATAAAAATATTTAATATATTTTTTACGAAATACAATTACTGATACAATTAAATATACAAATAATTATTAATACGCTAAAATCGAATTAAATATATTTTAATACATATTGTATTATAATATACATTACACATGGACGTAAAAACCAATTATATCATTTTCAATCATTCGGGTAGATTCGGCAATGCAATTTTTAGATATATGGCTTATGCAATGTTACAAAAAAATATAGATAATGGTGATAACGGCGATAACGGCAATAACGGCAATAAATTTACATATATTTTAGATTCGGATTTTTCTAAAATGCCAGAATATACAGAACTAAAAGAAAATTCGATAACTATAAATGATGATAATTTTTTTGAATATGTCAGCACAAATATTGCAAATATTGCAAATAATACATGTAGGTCAAAAATACCAAATAATACAAATATATCATTACAAGGTTACTTTCAATATGATGAAATTTATTTACAAAATAAAAATTATATTTTAGAATTTATAGAAAAAAATAAAAATATTAACTGTATAAGATCAGATAATGATATTTTTTTAACAAAATACATTATAGATAATATGGAATTAGATCCATCAAAAATATACGAGAATGTTATACATATACGTCTTGGTGATTTTAATGGCAGGCCTGATTTTATAGAAACAGAATATTTATTGCGTCTATTGGATGGAATAAAGAAAATATTTATTAATGCAACTTCATATTCAACAACAAATTCAACAGCAATTGTAATGGAAACACCGTCAAATGATGAAGATAAAAAATATGTAGATACCGTATTAGCATGGTTTATAAATAACAATATCCATCAACCGGTAATAGAATCAAATGATCTGATAACGGATTACAATATAATGAAACAGGCAAAAGTAATAATAAGTTCAATGAGCACTTTATGTTGGACAGCCGCATATTTTTCAAAATCGTTGGAAAAAATATATATGCCGAATTATAATTTTTTTCATATAGATGACAGAAAAAACGGATGGTTTAAAAAACCTATACAAAATACGATCCTATATGATGTCAAAACAACAAAATTCACCGATATAAAAGTAATTATACTAACACTTGAAAAATATTCACAACGAATGCATAAAGTATATGATTTAATAATCAAACTTTCACAAATAGGATTGCAGTGTAGTTTATTTTATGGAGTGAATGGAGAAGATATACATATTACAAAAATGGAACATCCAACCTTATATAAATTAGAGTATAAGAATGAAATAAAATATTATGATTCATCTGTTAGAACAAATGGTGTTTTTATGGGACGTGGAGAACTTGGAGCTGCGTGGTCACATATAAATATATATAAATCATTATTGAAAGAGGAACATGTAGATAAATATTTAATTTTTGAAGATGATGTCGAATTCGTTGAAAGTTTAGAATATTTATATGAATGTTTAAATGCTATTCCTAACGAAATTGACATGTGTCATATCGCAAAGGCAGATTGGTATTCATTTATAAAACAAAACAAAATAAATGATATATGGTTTACAGTAGTAAAACAATATTTTAATAGACTAACAGCTTATATTGTTTCAAAAGAAGGAGCAACAAAAATATTACAATATGTTGCAAATTGTATCCATGTTCCATGTGATGATTTATTGTCAAATATGCACCTTGCTAATAGATTAAATGTATATGTCCCCGATAAATATGTTTTTCATGAACCGGTGGATACAGTATCTATAACAGGGAATATAAAATAGTGAATAGTGAATAGTGAATCGTGATATGAATATAACTTAAATGTGTTTAAAAATATCTTTATAAATATTTTTAAGTAGATAAAATACAACACAAAACAATACAACACAAAACAATACAACACAAAACAATACAATGTTTCAAATGAAAAATATAACTACGGTAATTCAAAAACCATACAACCCGCAATATTTTGCAATAAATAATTCAAAACTACTTTTTTTTGATATTATACACAAAAATAATAAAATATATTTGATAATGCCTATTTATAATACTCCTGCAAACCCTGATAATATCATAGTTAGTGTAAACAATATGTCATTAAAATTAACAGAATCATATGTAAAAGATTCCGATGAACCTATTTTAATATATATATATGAATATAATAGCGAACCAAATAGTGAAACAAAAGTAAATGTTAGTCTTGTTAACAATATGATAAAATCATACAATCTAAGGCATATATATACAAATGCTATTCACGGTAACAACACCAACACCAAGACCAATAAATTTCTAGCATTAACTACTTTATTTAAATATGATTACTACATATTTCCACTATTTTATAATTATTATAAAGATCAAGGGGTGCAACATTTTTACATGTATTATAACGGTATTATTACACCAGAAATAAGCAAAATATTTAATAAACCCGATGTTACACTAGTTGAATGGAATTTTCATTATTGGAACCCTCGTGGAACTAAATATGCACACCATGCTCAAATGGGGCAGATGCATCATGCACTATATAAATATGGTAAAGATATATATGACTATATGATTTTCTGCGACTTGGATGAGTATTTGCATATCCCAAAAAATAAATTTATCGAACCACAATCACAATCACAACAGCAATATCTAGATAATACAATACGAGAGTTTATAAAAAATAACAGCGCGATTGATGTGTTCGGATTTTGCAATATTTGGGCAAATACGATAAATGATACAATTCCTAATAACCGACAACTACCTAACAAATTTTTAACTGTTTCAACAAAAAATGAATACAAAGAACGAAGTAAAAATATTTATAAAATATCATCTATAAATACAATCGGAGTTCATCAGACATGCACTGATTATGTAGGCTTACATTGTATAACCGATTTAAATATGTATCATTTTTACAAATGGTCTTCTAAAAATCGCACAATAGAAAACTGCACAAATATAATAGATACGCGAAATTAATATTACAACTCATGTTACAATTCACTATTGAAATAATGATTGCGAAATTTTTGCATTTCTTCGTCGGGAAATGTATCAATAATAAAATCTTCCGGTTTTTTTGTTCCTTTTAATATATTAATAATCATAAAAAGAGAATATACGCCACACTCGGTGGGTTTTTTCTGATGATGTTTTTTATTTTCTATATAACGTAATTCTATTCCTGCAACCTTGGCTTGTTCTATAATTTTTTTAATTAATTTTTTAACTTCTTTGGGAGGAGCGTGTCCTGTGCTATCGAAGAAAAATACATATTTCTCTTTAATATTTACAAACATTGATATCCAATGTGAACCGGATAAATAATGTGGGTCAGTATTAAATACAAACCCTATTTTATTCCGCCCATTTCGGATAGATATATTCAAATCAAAATGACACAATTCTTCCCATACACATTCGCCATACATTTTGGGAGAATCAAAATCTATCGGTGCTGCACCTATAAAATCAAAATACGGATATTCTTTCTCATATTGTTTCATAACGTTTTCAATATCTATACTATTTAACCACTCGTTGGGATTTTTCTTCCAATCATCGGGACTTTTTGGCGCAAAAGTATAATTCAACATTTCTTTATCTACACCTGATGCCGCAAAATTTTGTTTTAACCAACAAGATTCCTTATTGCATACACTTTTTAAATGCCGTTTTAATTCTTCCCATATAGCACGCGGTTCATTTGTTGTTATTTTCACATCCGGGTGCCTAGCATTCCATAGTTCCTTAAGTTTTATGAGAGATTCGTTGCTATAACATGTGAAATCATTTTCTTGGATTTTTGGACTACATTTTAATTTAAGAAATCCGTCAGGGTGTTTTTCTACTCCTATAACTAGTTTTGTGTTTTTATTTTTTGTATTTTTCGCTGTTTTTGACATATTTGAACGTTTTGTTTTTACATTTGCTCTTCTTCTTCTACCCCTGAATTCTGATTTAAATTTAATATTTTTATCTACAAATTGTAGTATATGCTCCATTTTTTTTGTTTTCATGATTGCGTATATATTATTTCAGTATAATTATAAAAATATATTAATATTTAAAGTTAAATATTTTTAATATTAAATATTAAATTTTAAAGTTAAATTTTGAAGTTAAATTTTAAAGTTAAATTTTAAAGTTAAATTATTCCGAAGACATTGAAACTTCTATATCGCTTTTTTCCTTTTTGGTAACCGTAACATTTATAATATCATTAGTATCTGCCCATTTTACACCAACATTCCTTTTAATATCCTTCTTTTTATATTTCGGATCTTTCAAGTTAAAATCTTTCGTTTTTGGTAATACCATTTCATCTTGGGGAGGTGATGTCTTTATTACGAAATTATCCATTGTTACAACTTTCTTATCAACTTGTTTCATAAACAATTTATTTGCCTCGTCTATAGTATTCTTATTATATTCCATAAATTCTAAATCACTGCAAAGGATTGTCTCATTAACAACTGTCCCAGAAACCATATCTTTATAATCTCCTTGTATTGTATCCATTGTATCTTTAAATTTAAAATGCGATACACATAAACGTGCAAATGTATTAAACGCGTTTGTGATAATATCGTCAATAGGACTATCGATATTATTATTGACATTATTATTTAAAATATCTTTTGCCATAGCAGTAATACGTTTCCTATAGAATCTTTTTTCCTTTTTTAATACTGTATCATGGTCTAAATTATTCTTTTTTAAATATTTATTATATGTTTCATAATTTGCCATAATTTCCAATGTAAGGTAATTAATATCGTTTATATTATTCACATTGGATATATTGGACACATTGGATATATTGGACACATTGGATATATTGGACACATTGGATGTATTATTCAAATTATCACCGTGTTCCATTTAAGATGCATTCATAAAAAATAATATTATTTTAAACACGATTCGTGTTATAAATAATAACTAATAACTAATATCCTCTAATTTGCACAATATTGTTTCTCTTCATCTGGCACAATATCCATATTATCATTTCTAGTGCTATTATTAAAAAAACTATTTCCTAAATTATTAGGATTTGGATTATAATGATCAAATATTTCTTTCTTAAATAAATCAGGATAAGGTTGTTTTACAGGTTTTGGAGGGACATATACATTATAGAGGTCGCTTCTTGATGAAGGAACATACTGCGATTGTTCGCAATCTTGTAATCCAAAAAATTGACTACGCAATACAGATTCAACATTTACATTGTTCGCAAATCCTGAAAACGGTGCCATATTATTTCCAGGATTAAATGTTTTATGAGGATTATAAACAGGATAATTATTAAGAGGCACGGTAATAGGCTTACTTTGATCTAAAATAGGCATATAACCGTATTTCGTTGAAACGGGCACCTGGTAATAAAATGGCTGTAAAGGCGCTGAAGGTATATTTCTTGATGATATTCTATCATTTATTTCATTTTGTCTATCATACTGACAGAAATATAATTTATTTACAACACCGTGCATTTTGTTGTTATCATATACTTGGGAAACAGAATCCATTCTACTATATTATATTATATTATACTATATTTACTAATATTACTATATTATTATATTATATTTTGATATTTTGAAAACAGGTTAAAGACAACAATTAATATTATATACCCATTCCTATAGTTTATATAACTCTTTACTTTACTTTACTTTACTTTACTTTACTTTACTTGAACTGACTTCAAATGTGTGGCATATTTTTTGTTCAAAACTTCATATCTAACGACTCCCAAGGAAAAGGAACGAAACAATACAAAAAAAATCTATTAGAAAATTTAAAATTATACCAATCCGATTTTTCTAAACTCTCGCATCGCGGGCCAGACAATAGTTTTTTTCTAAATGACACTGTCGACAACTATTCTAAAACTTATGCATGTTTTTGGGGCTTCCATCGTCTAGCAATCAACGGCCAAACCCCCGAAAGTAACCAGCCGTTTTTTATTAAAAATTGTCGTCTTATTTGCAATGGAGAAATATATAATTTCCAAAAACTTATTACCGAGTTTCAGCTTGAATCTGAATATAAAAGCCAATCAGATTGCGAAATTATTATTCATCTATATAAAAAAATCGGTATGCGTGATATGTTGCGACGACTTGATGGTGTATTCGCGTTTGTTTTACACGATTATGATACAAATACAACATATGTAGCACGTGATCCAGTAGGTGTGCGTTCATTGTTTATTTCAGGATATGATAACAATTATAGTAACAGTATGATTATTTCAAGTGAATTGAAAGGAATCAATGAGTGTTATAGACAGAATGCTAAACAATTCCCACCTGGATGTTATGCTATATATAATAAATCTGACTTGGATACTGCAAATACTCCTTTTTTAAATTTTTATAGTTATTATGAAAATATGTCTATTACACATGATACTGCAACGGGGGTCGTTGATAGAATATATAATTACCCTACAATCGAAGGAACCGAAGACACAGAAGAAACAGAAGACACAGAAGAAAATATTTGTAAAAATATCGTCACCTTGTTCGAAGAAGCCGTCGTAAAACGTCTCATGAGTGATCGCAAAGTAGGTGCACTTCTTTCGGGAGGGCTGGACAGTTCGTCAGTCGTAGCAATCATGTGTCGCCATATGCCTGCAAAAGATTTGAATACGTATAGTATTGGATTGAAAGGATCTACGGACCTGATATGGGCGCGAAAAGTGGCGGATTATTTGGGGACAAATCATCATGAAGTTTGTCTTACAGAGGAGGAGTTTTTGGGCGCGATCGAAGAAACTATTGCACAAATCGAGAGTTATGATACGACATCTGTTCGTGCGTCTGTGCCAAACTATTTGGTAAGTAAGTATATTTCTGCGAATACAGATGACTGTGTTATTTATTGCGGAGATATGTCGGATGAGATTTTCGGCTCATATCGTGGATTTATGAAAGCGCAAACCGAGGAAGAATTTAAACGCGAAAATGAGCGTATGGTTCGCGATGTTTGTTACTTCGATTTGTTGCGTTCTGATAAAAGCATTAGTGGCGCAGGATTAGAAGCACGCGTGCCATTTGCAGATAAAAAGTTTTTGCAATATGTGATGAGTATTCCACCGCGGTATAAGATGTTCAGTGATGAGCGAATGGAGAAATATATTTTCAGGAAAGCGTTTAGTGGACTTTTGCCGGATGATATTCTATGGCGTAGGAAAGAGGCATTTAGCGATGGAGTGAGTGGACATGAAAGAAGTTGGTTTCAGATTATTAAGGATCACGTGGATAGACATGTTACAAATGAAGAATATAATAAAAATAAAGAATTTATCGAATACCCGCACGTATATAATGCACCATATGATAAAGAGAGTTACTATTATAGAAAGATTTTTAATAGATTCTATCCAGAGTGTGAAACAACAATCCCATACTTTTGGCGACATCCATTTTGTGAAGAGAAAGATCCATCAGCGCGATTGTTAACATGTTATAAAAACACCGACTAGATTATGATTATGATTAAGATTATTATTCATTTAGTTAATACAAAATATGTAGTCATATAGAATATATTTTGTATTTTGTGTAATTCGTGTATTTTATTTTTACGAATTATATATTAGTTTAATATTAAAATAATAGGTTCTTTTGACATGGTAATATTTACTTTTGGAAATTTACAATGATATGGAGTTAAGCGTTTCAATGTTGAGAAATATCCATCAGAATTATACTTGTAAATAAATTTTGTATTAATAACAGTTCCATTGCTAATACTACCATCTTCGGTTACGAGATCAATTGTATCGGAGTTATATCCAACCATAACAATATTATTATTTTTATAAATTTTGTAATAATATGCTTCGTCGTATTCTATTAGGGAACTATTATTTGGAGTCAAACCGACATTTTTAAAGATAGAATAACTATTAGGTAAAGATAGTTGCCCACCACGATAATGTTGCATAAATAAAGATTGATCTGTATTAATTATAACATTTTTTGTAAAAAGAACTTGATATTTTCCATACGGTGCTCCATTAATATTAGAATCTAAATAATTGTTAGACAAAGCTGCTGGAACAGATGAACTGCCATAAGCATTAAAATTAATATAATTAGTTTTATTTAGAGGAAGATTATTTGTTGAAAATTTACTTAAAACGAAAAGAATATCATAGAGAGAAAATATAGTATAATATATTATTGTTTTGTCTACAATAGCATCATATACTTCTTTACTAGTAGGGGTAAAATTTATCGGGAAAGGGAATAATACTAATGCAGGGATTCTACCGAAAATATCTTCATAATAGCTCTCACTTAATGCGAAAAAACATTTTCGTGGAATATTGTCTAAAAATTCGGGTGTTATATAAGTATTTTTCAAATGTTCTGGATCAGATAATATAAAAATAGCTGATTTTTTTTTAATATTGTATTTACTTACACCCGCACTTAACATGTTAATTGAATATTTAATACCAAGTAAATTTGCTTGAGTAACTATTTCGTCTAAAATAGTTTTATAGAAACTACCATCGGGTATACTTTTCTCGCATAATATTTTCACTTCTTTCATGTTATAGTCGGTATAAAATTGGAAGAAAGCCATAACTGAATATTTATTATAGGGAGCATAAGTAAGTGTATTATTTAATGTTTTTATTATATTTGAATTAGCCCCAGGTGAAATATTCATAATATCGATATTGTTATCTTTACAATATGTATCTGCGTCTTTAACAATAGAAGAATAATTAGAAATAATTGCTCTTTTTCCAGATGGATGATTTATGATAAATTGTTGAACAGCATTAATTGTTTGTATCGAAGAAGTATCTACAAAATAATTCTCAATCACCAGTTTATTATTTGGATACTTTGTATTAAAAAAAGTTATAACATCACCCCATCTTGTAGAATTATAATACCCCTCAATAGTAATAATCGCCACATATATATATTCTGAAGCCATATTATTTATATAT